TGCTGGTAAACCTGGTGCAGCTGGTGCTGCTGGTAAACCTGGAGTAGGTGGTGCAGCCGGACAAGCAGGCGCTGCTGGTCAAGATGGTGCACCTGGTGCTGCTGGTAAACCTGGTGCTGCTGGACAAGGTGGTGCACCTGGTGCTACCGGAGCAGCTGGTAAACCTGGAGCAAGTGGTGCAGTCGGACAAGCAGGCGCTGACGGTCAAGATGGACAAGCAGGTGCCCCTGGCGCAGGTGGACAAGCAGGTGCCCCTGGCAAATCAGCAGCACCGGCAGCAAATGACAGTGCTTATGCACAAGCTCAAAAAGCAGTTGACAGTCTTCCTCCTGAGCAGAAAAAAGAAGTTATCGCAATGTTGCAGGCTGATCCTAAAGTTAAAGCAGCGATGGCTGCTAAACCTGCTGCTAAGAAACCAGCTGCTAAGAAACCAGCGGCAGCTCCTGCGGCTAACCCAACAGCAGACCCAGCGGCAGCACCTGCTAACACAATGGTAAACGCTCCTGTTAGCAAAACTAATAAAGCAAAGCCAGGTAATCCTAATGCTGCAGCACCAGCTGCTAAACCTGCAACTGTTAAGACTGGCACGGTACAACAGAAGCAATTGACTCCTACAGGATTTGGACAGATGGTAGGCGGCCTAACTAAGAAGGCTGGTTAATATGAAATTGAGAGAATTGATAAGCGAAGCGGGATTTCTTTCGTCATTTAAACAGGGTTTTAAAGATCAGCAAGCTGGTCGCAATGCGGCAGCATCAGAACCAGCTGCACAAAAAACTTCACCTTTTAGTATCATACCTACTAGAGATGCAAAATTTATCTTACAGAACATAATCAACGGCAAGCCACTAGATGCTAATCAGATGTCGTTGATTAAAAAAGTTTACAGCAAACTTTAAAAGAAAGGCAGTCCTGTTTTCTTAGTAGTTTCGAGATTGTCTTTGATAATCTCTCCTACGATTTCTCTCTCTTCCCAACTGAGATTCATAGCTTCACTATAAGAAAGACCTCTCATATACCAACACATCTTGAGAACATCTTTCTTGATGTCCCGCGCCTCATTGTCTAACCTTTTCGCTTCTTGTAAGATCTCCGGCAACGGGAGTCTTAAGATCTTACTGCGAAAAAATTTGATTGATCCATTGACACAGGAATGCGGAACTCTTTTTCGCACTCAGAACATTTGGCATCCTGATCTGGAATCTCGATCTTAGTTTTCATATTTTTGATATGCTCCGAAACAACTTCGAATACATCTTTTGGAGCATTATTGATAAAATCTTTGATATGTTGAGGATCGTCTGTGTTACCGTTAGGCGTATCAATCTGTCGGATACAACCTGCGATAATGTCCACAGTTAATTCTGTAAGTTTAGAAAAACTTACTCCGAATTGTTTTAGTTTCTCTTCGTCGGAGATAGAGTCATCATTGATGATTCCAATCACTCTTTGTTGTTCGAATGACTGTAAACTAGTTTTAGTAATTTCTTTATATGTATAGGGTCTTATATGTACAGTGAGCTCGCCTACTTGAACAACAGATTCATAATGGAAATTAGTTAAGTTACCTAACCAATCAGTCAACGGAAACGTAAATGTATTTTCTTCTCCGCAGTGAGGACAGCCTGCAGAGATATCCATGCCTTCGCCGTAGGTAGCGATTCGTATAGCGATCAATGCGGCATCTACATCTAGTGTAGGCATCTTCCAAGGATCTAATATCGCAGGTATACAGCTCTTGATTACATCGACTGTACTCTGACCGTTGAGCAGAGCGTCTGGAGTTTTAAACATCAACTCATCTTTGGCAGTCATAGCGAATACAGGATATTCTCCGGTGACTGAAATATCTAAACTGCCGGGTGGATAAAATTCACCGTTTGAGGGAAGTTTAAGATATATTTTTGGTTGTCTGTACCATTGCGACAACGGATTAGATTTAGGTTGCGCAATTTGATTTTGATCCATATTTTTTCTCCGATAAATACTAGACGCTGTAGAATATTTATATGCGCAGATTTTAGGAAAAATCATTAATGGCCGGTGTAACCATAGACATTCCAGGAATTGGTAATGTAGAAGCAAAAAATGCTGCTACAGAATCCACACTTAGAGAAATCCTCAAAGCCATGCAAGGGGTTCAAAAAAACACCAGCGGCAAAGGTGGTCCCGGAGGTCCTAGTGGCGGTGGCGCTGATGATGCCGATGACAAAAAAGAACAAGAAGAACGAATAGGTCTAGGACAGCGCCTCGGAAGAGGTATGGGAATCCTTACCGGAAAAATCAAAGACGTAGGCACGCAGTTTGCTGATCTAACTACAAAAAGCGTAAATCTCATCGAAGAAATGGCCAACGTGGGAGATAGTTTAACATCTGCTGCTCGTACAATGGATAATATACCGGTAGTTGGAGGATTCCTAGCCGGAGTGTTTGGAGCAGTAGCAGGAGCAGCAGAATCTACAGTAGGAGCTTTCCAACAGGCTACAGCATCTGGTGCTACGTTTGGAGGTAGCATCAATCAATTCGCAGCATCCGCTTCAGCCGCAGGAATGGTGATGGCGGATTTCGCCCAACTTATTTCTTCAAACGGTGAAGCTATGAGATTGCTAGGTGGAACTACAGAAGGTGGTGCTAAAAGATTCGCACAGCTTTCTAAAACCATGCGTCAGTCTCCTTTTATGTCAGAACTAAACAATCTAGGTTACAGTACCAAAGATGTTAATGAAGGTATGGCAGGATATTTAAAATATCTAGGTCAGACTGGAAAGCTAGGCAATAAGAGCAATGCTGAACTAGCCGCTGGTTCTGCCAAATATCTTAAAGAAATGGATCTGTTGGCAAAAATCACCGGAGAATCTAGAAAAGAGCAAGAAGCAGCTAGACAGAAACTGTTAAACGATGCGCAATATCAAGCTAAAGTAGCTAGCATGGGTGCAGAGGCTGGCGAAGCATTTGCAAATACGGTCAACGGGTTACCTCCAGGACTAAGAGACGTTGCTAAAGACATCATGGTCACTGGTACAGCGACTACAGAAGAAGCACAGAAATTTACTGCGCTGATGCCTAAATCTGCGGCATTGATGCAGAAATATGCAGCGATTACCGAAGCAGGCGGAACTATTACCAAAGAGATGCAGCAAGAGTTACAGAACACCATGGCTGCTGAAGGTAAAGCTCAGAAAGAAAATATGCGTACACAAGGTATGTATAATAAAGAGATGGCCGGTGCTTACATGAATACCGTACAGGCTTCTAATATACAGACAGATGCTATAAAGAAAGGCATCGAAGCACAGAAAAATGCCAAAGCGACCACAGACGGACAAGCAGCCGCATTAGAAGCTGCAAAAAGAAATTTAGCAGAATTTTCTAATGGTTTCCAAATGGCGTTGGCTAATAGTGGACTGTTAACAACTCTAATGCAGGCGTTTCAAGGTTTAGCTACATTTGTTCAACAAATAGTAGTTCCTGCTTTTCAATTTGTAGCTCCTATAATAGGACAGATAGTTTCTACAGTGGTTTCATTATTGATACCTGCTTTTCAATTTTTAGGAAACATAGTACAACAATATATCATGCCATTGCTTCCTCCTGCGATAGAAATGTTAAGCAGCGCATTCAGTTTTATCGGAGGACTGGTAAAAGATTATGTTATTCCGGCATTTTTTACTGTAGCTGATTTCATACAAGATAATTTCGTTCCTATATTAGCTGCCGCTGTCACTGGATTGATTGCCTACGGCGGTTGGCTAGCTGCTACTAAGATTCCTATAGCATTAGAGACTGCTGCGAGATACGCTAATATTCCTGCATTGTTAGCTCAAGCTGCAGCCACATGGGCTGTTATAGCACCAATACTTGCAATAGCAGCTCCGTTTATTGCAATAGCAGCCGCAGCCGCCGGAATAGCTTATTATTTTAAGAAGATGGGAGGAGACCTGCAAATTCTAGGAGATATGTTTGGATGGGTAGGCGACACTTTCAAACAAGTTATATTAAAAATAAAAGAAGGTTTTTATAGTCTGTTAAACAAGATACCAGGTATGCGAGGAGATTTCGATGATGACCTCAAAGAAATAGCCAAAGAACAAGAAGAAATGGACAAGAAGAAAGAGATGAGAGAACAACGCATCTCTGATAATATGAAGGCCAATAGAGAATCCGCTAAAAAAGCAGAAGAAAAGAAAGCTCAAGAAAGAGAACAGAGAGATAAAAAATTCGCCAATATGAAATTTGGTGCAGAAATGAAAGGCATCGGTGCAAAGACCGCTGCAGAAAAGAAAGCCATAGCAGATAAAAAAGAAGCTGAAAAATCTGTATCTATAGATTATTCAACTCCTGAAGGATCCGCTAAGAGTTTCTTTGCGCAACAGAAATCTCCCTTAGTGGCCAAAGCTGATGCTGCTAAGAAAGTAACTCCGGAAGCTAAAAAAGAAGCAGCTACAGCCAAAGCCGAAGCTGCTAAAAAGAGCATGGAAGCTGATGCCGAAGCTAAGAAAACACAAGCCCAAAAGAAAGAAACCAACCAAAAAGAACAAGAAAAAACCAAAGAAACAGTACCACAACCTACTCAAGAATCTGCAGAAACACTACTAGCACAGTTAAATAATAATATGTCAGAACTTCTAAGAATAACGAGAGAAAATAATAGGGTCGCACAAAAGCAACTCAATGTACAAGAAGGACTATCTGGAGATGTTTGGGCTAATCCTGCTGCCTAAAATAATATAACATGAGTTGGAAAAAATATTTTACACCTGTCAATATAGAACAATCTAAAGCAGCATTTAGTCCAGTAGGCAATGGTGGTCGACCAGGACCTGCTAGAGCACATTATAGTTCTTATCTCCCTGATGTCTATGCCGGAGCACCGAATCGTATAGAACGATATATGCAGTATGATACTATGGATATGGATTCAGAAGTCAACGCGGCATTAGATATACTTTCTGAATTTTGTACACAACGAGACAAAGAAAACACAACTCCATTCCACTTTAACTTCCGTAATAAAACTACCAGTACCGAAGTTAAAATTTTAAAAGATGCGCTACAGAAGTGGTGCAAGATGCAACAATTTGAAAATAGAATCTTCCGTATCGTCCGTAATACTTTGAAATACGGTGACTGCTTTTTCTTAAAAGATCCAGAGACTAAAAAGTGGCTCTATGTCGATCCTGCTAAAGTTACAAAAATTATCGTCAACGAAAGCGAAGGAAAAATTCCTGAACAATATGTGATCAAAGATATTAACTTTAATTTCAAAAACTTAGTTGCAGTAACTCCCCACGGTACAACCAACACAGCACCGAGCGGCACTAGCAGCTACACCAGCGGTGGCGGCTTTGGTAGAGGGTTTGTAGGAGATGCAGCAAGATCCACAGGGACGAGATTTAGCCAAGAGCAGAACGAAATCGCCGTCGATGCTAGTAACGTCATACACATCAGCTTGTCGGAAGGTTTAGACAACAACTATCCTTTTGGTAATTCAATCTTAGAATCGGTATTCAAAGTCTACAAGCAGAAAGAACTGCTTGAAGATGCTATTATCATCTATCGTATCCAACGTGCTCCTGAGCGTAGGATTTTCTATGTAGACGTGGGTAACATGCCAGCACACATGGCTATGAGTTTCGTTGAGCGTGTTAAAAACGAAATCCAACAACGTCGTATTCCTAGTTCGTCTGGCGGATCAAATGTAATCGATGCATCATACAATCCTTTGAGTACTAACGAAGATTACTTCTTCCCTCAGACAGCTGAAGGTCGTGGCTCAAAAGTAGAAACACTACCAGGAGGTACCAATCTTGGAGAAATTACTGATCTACGGTTTTTTACTAATAAGCTCTTTAGGGCTTTACGTATACCTGCTGCTTATCTGCCTACGGGAATTGAGGAAGCTGCAAACACCATCGCGGATGGAAAAGTTGGAACAGCTTATATCCAAGAACTGAGATTTAATGAGTACTGTAAGCGTTTACAGAACAGCATCGTAGAAACTTTTGATCTAGAATTTAAACTATGGATGAACAACAACGGTATCAACATTGACAACAGTCTTTTTGAACTGAAGTTTAATAATCCTCAGAACTTCGCAGCCTATCGACAGAGCGAATTAGACAATGCTCGTATTCAGAGCTTTACTGCATTGCAAGAAGTCCCTCATCTCAGCAAACGATTCGCAATGAAACGATTCTTAGGTCTTACTCAAGAAGAAATTACAGAAAACGAACGTCTATGGCAAGAAGAAAACGGTGCTAACCTAACGGCTCCTGAAGATGCTGCAGGTCAATTAAGATCAGCAGGCATTACACCTGGAGCAATTGCAGCAGATGCCGGAGCACAAGCAGCTGAAGCACCTGCAGATATGGCAGCAGCAGCTGAAGCAGGTGCAGCAGGCGAAGCCGGGGCTGAAGCAGCTCCTCCCGCTTAATTTTGGATAAATACAAGATGCTGCTCAACGAATTCTTTTATTTCAACGAAAAAAACAACGATTTCGCTAAAGATCGTAGATACGATGCACAGCGAGATAGTTCTGTGATCAAAAAAAGTGACACTAGAAAAGTAAGACTAACATTACGTCAAATCAATCAGCTTCGAATGCAAAGCGAAGCTCACGAAATGGAGCGAGATTCAGAACTAGGATTTATAAGGCAGATGTATGGTCAACCACCAGCGGAAGCAGCTCCAGCAGAATAAAACAGCATTTGTATTAGGTAACGGAACTAGCAGGCTCAGATTAAATCTAGGTGAGCTCAAAGGTCGCGGCACTATTATAGGGTGCAATGCACTATATAGAGAGTTTGAACCCGATTATCTAGTCGCAGTTGATACTAAAATGGTCAACGAGATCATCGCTGCTGGTTATCACAAAGATCACCAAGTATGGACCAATCCTAATAAAGGTATTAATTCTAAGAAAAATATTAATTTCTTTTCCCCTCACCGAGGGTGGTCGAGCGGACCGACAGCATTATGGTTTGCTAGTAATCTTGGACATAAAGAAATTTATTTTTTTGGATTTGATTATCAAGGATTAAACGGAAAATTTAATAATGTCTATGCAGATACTTTCAATTATAAAAAATCTGCAGATTCTGCTACCTATTTCGGAAACTGGTTAAATCAAACAGAAAGAACAATTCGAGAAAACAGGGGAATAAATTATTTCAGAGTAGCTAACAAAGATAGTTTTGTTCCTGATAAACTAAAATCAGATATAACAAATCTAAGACATATTACATTTGAAGAATTTAATCAACAGTTTCCGGGAACTATATATTCCAGCGAAACGATTCAAAAAACTATCATTTAACATCATTTTGTAATGTTTTATGTAAATAAAACGACAGCCTAGTCATCTAAGGAGAATATAATATGGCCGATAACAAATTATTACAACAGATGCTTGAGCATCTAGTTAACGAAGATCAGCAAAAAGCTGAAGAATTATTCCACGAGTACGTAGTTGCAAAATCTCGTGAAATTTACGAAGGTCTAATCGATAGCGAGATCGCTGAAGAAGAAGAAAAAGACGAAGACGAAGAAATGGAAGAATCTATGGACTCTGAAAGCGACGATGACGAAGATGAGGACATGGAAGAAGGTTTTGAAGATATCGCGATCGAAGGCGATGACGAAATGGACGACATGGGTGGAGACCCAACAGACGATCTAGAAGCTGAATTAGGCGACGAAGAAGGCGACGAAGAAGAAAAGTCCGAAGAAGAATTATTCCAAGACCTAGACGCAATTGTTGACGAACTACAAGCCAAGTTTGACGAGCTAAAAGGCGGAGACGAAGAAGGCGATATGGGCGACGAAGAAGAAATGAAAGACGACTTCGAACTAGAAACAGTTCGTGAGTACGTTGAAAAAGTTCCAGCTGGCCACGGTGCTGAAAAGAAAGGTGCTGCTGAGCAAGCTGACAACAAAAAGTCTACTATCGATAACATGAAGAATGACATGGGCGGCACAACTGCTAACATTCTTTCTAGCAAAGAAGAAGCAGGTACAATGGCCGGCCAAGGACAGTTAAAAGGCAATGGTCTTCTAAAAGGTACAGCCAAAGAAGAAAATGCCGGTAACATTAATGTTCCAGGTGGTAAAGCAGGCGGTGCGTTTAGCACTAAAGAACCTGGACACGGCGCAGAAAAGAAAGGTCAAGCTGAACAAGCTGACAAAGGCGCCGGAAGCCTTTTCCGTGGTCGTAGATAATAGGACGTGAAAGTGAAAACTACACTTAGCGAACATTTGAGTTTTGACCAGGCTAAGATTGTTCTGGAGCGAGACGAGGGCAGCGACGGTAAAAAGTCGCTGTATCTAAATGGCATTTGCATCCAAGGTGATATCCGCAATGCAAACCAGCGTGTTTATTCTTCTCGTGAAATTGATAGGGCTGTCAAGACGCTCAACGAACAGATCTCTGGCGGATACTCCGTGCTAGGTGAAGTTGATCACCCGCAGGATTTGAAAATCAATCTAGATCGTGTTAGTCATATGATTACCAAGATGTGGATGGATGGTCCTAACGGCTACGGAAAATTAAAAATACTACCCACTCCAATGGGACAGTTAGTGTCTACGATGTTGGAGTCGGGTGTTAAGTTGGGTGTATCAAGCAGAGGCAGCGGCGAAGTTGACGGAAGTGGTAACGTGCAGGGATTTGAGATTATCACAGTTGACGTAGTAGCACAACCTTCCGCCCCGGGAGCTTACCCAACTCCAGTTTATGAACACTTGATGAACAACACAGGTGGCTACCAGGCATATAGAATAGCACAAGAAGTCAAAGGCGATCCACAGGCACAGCGTTACCTAGCCGAGAGTCTGAAAAAAATCATTTCAGGTCTCAACTAACAGTAGGAGAATCACATGCTAGACATCGTAAAACAATTGTTTGAAAACAATGTGATTTCCGAAGAAATCAAATCGGAAATTGAATCCGCTTGGCAAACAAGAATTCAAGAAAACCGTGACCAAGTTACCTCAGAACTTCGTGAAGAATTTGCACAAAAGTATGAGCATGATAAATCCGCAATGGTTGAAGCCGTTGAAGCAATGCTAGCTGATCGCCTACAGGCAGAGCTAGGAGAGCTGGCTGAAGATCGTCAAGGATTAATCGAAGCTCGTGCCAAGTATGTTAAGAAAATGAAAGATGATAGCAAAGCTATGGAATCTTTCGTTCTTAACAATCTCCGTAAAGAGATCGCAGAATTACATGAAGATCGTAAATCGGTAGCATCTAATGTAGCTAAATTAGAATCTTTCATCGTGGATGCACTAGCGAAAGAAATCGCAGAATTCCACAGCGACAAGAAAGACCTAGCTGAAACTAAAGTACGTTTAGTACGTGAAAGCAAAGCTAAGTTTGAAGCTGTCAAGAAAGAGTTTATCGAGCGTTCCGCTAAAATCGTTCAGGAAACAGTCGCTAAAGGACTAACTTCTGAAATGACACAGCTACGTGAAGATATCGAAGCTGCTCGTAAGAATGACTTTGGTCGCAGAATTTTTGAAAGTTTTGCTAGCGAATACGCTACAAGCCATCTCAATGAGAAGAGCGAAACTGCTAAACTATTAAAAGTAGTTCAGCAGAAAGAGCTTGAACTCGAAGAGGCTGCTAAAGTTGTAGCAGAAACACAGAAATTAGTTGAAAGTCGTGAAACTGAACTCAATGTTATCCGTGAACAGGCCAGACGAAAAGATGTTATGTCTGAACTACTAGGTCCGTTAACAGGTGACAAGAAAGAAGTAATGAAAGAATTACTAGAATCAGTTCAGACTGCTAAACTACATGCTGCTTTTGACAAGTACCTGCCAGCTGTAATGGATGGCAAGGCACCGGCGAAAAAAGCACTAACAGAGGCAAAAGAAATTACAGGCGACAAGCAGGCACCCACAATTAGCGGTCAAGAGGAAAAAACCGCTGAAATTTTTGACATCCGCAGGCTTGCGGGACTAAAAGTTTAAGGAGAACTATAATGTCACAACTACTCGAGTCACGC